ACTAGGATTGGAAATAGCACCTATCGTATGCGCGATATTATTATTTACATGTCCTTCGTAATTTTGGGATGGATAAGTTTCAGTAGCAAAATCATCAACTTGCAATCCGTTTATATACAATTTTACTCGATTTGCTGCAGTTGACTGAGTAGTGTCATATGCAAGAACAATATGATACCAAGCAGATACGTCTCTAAATAACTGGGATGTATCTAGTTGGGTAGTGTATGAACCGCTGTAGTCATACACTTCAATGCCATTATTGTCTGTGCCCGAGTAAAACTGTATTCCTCCTTCAGTTCCACTAGCTCCTGCTACAAATAGTTTTTGACTACCTAAAGCACTTCGTTTTACCCACCCTGACCATGTCCACGTTTTGCGATTGCCTGCAGAACTTGGAGTTCTGGATAAATAGGCCGAGTCACCTGACGAAAATCTAAGCGACCTCGACACCTCAAAGACCCCAGGAGCTGCCCCAGTAGCAGTTGCCAACAGCGGTGAAGAAAGACTCCCAGGAATCGTCATGAGCTGGCCTTAACGTCGAGGTGTGCAGTAATCATAATTTTCTCGTCTGACATCACCGCATAAGCCAAGATTGTCACCGCGCTTGCCGTAGCAGTAACGGTCGGAACCGCACCACCAACAAAGCGATAGTTACTTCCGTAACTCAAGGTTCTGCCGCCAGTCGAGTCCTGACGAACCTCGATAAATCCTGTTTGACCTTCAACCACATTTGTTGGGTTGCCTAGTGTTCTATCGCCGCCGAGCGTGACAAGAAAATGCACGTTGTCATCCATATCAACAGCAATCGTGGCTGCATCGGTCAGCGTCGTAATCGCGCCACGAACACCACCAGTGACAACCTGACCATTTGTTGTCTCAGTCGTCAACAGATAGCTAGCAAAACCAAGGTTCCCGCTTGCGTCAGTTTTTAGTGCTTGGTTCGCCGTGCCATCAGCAGTCGGCAAAGTAAACGTGACGTTACTGGCAACAGTTGCTGCAGCTTGAAGCGCCACATAGTGACTGCTGTCAGCATCAGCAAACCGCACATCAGATTGCGCGTTCAGCGTGATGTCACCCGTGAACGTTGCGCCAGACGCTCCAACCAAACCAAGGTTGGTTGATGCCGTGCCAAGACTGACAAAGCCGTCATTTGCGGCATTACGGATCTTTAGCGTTGCTGGAGTCGTGCTTGTATCCAGAAACAACATGTGAGCAACTAAGTTGCTCGGTGCTGTTGAGCCGCTATTCAGGGTCTGAACTGCACCCAAAATTGCGTTCAGCTCGGTGCGAAAGTTTGCGCCTGACTGGTTAGCAAGTGAATAATCAGTTGCCTGTGCCATTAGGTGATCTCCTTACCGTGACCCACGGCCTGATAATCGATGGTCCTATCCACAATTGTACCTCCGGAATTTTTCGTGGCGATAGTGAAGCCAGTCCGGCTGACACTAGTCAACTCGAAGAAATCACCTGTTGCCATGTTAGTTGCCGTGACTGTCACGCTTGGCACGCTGTAGAACGCAGACGGGAATGTAATCACCTTGGCACTCGTTGTAGTGCTGATGTTGCGTTGCTGTTCAGTCCGGCGTTGCAGGCTGACCGTTACGCCAAGGCTTTCAACAATTGGATCCTGTGAGTCGTTTTCAGTTTCCATTTCAACCTTGAACTGAAAGCCGCGACCACGCTTGGTTGAGTTGGCAAATGGCTCCCACGTCCCAAACGTCGGTGAGGCGCTTGGGTCGTCCCCTGTAGAACGCACATAAAGTTCGGCGTTTGTACCTGACAGGTCATCAGCATCAATGTCATCCCAGGTGTCAATATTGTCGTTGCGTGAATCCCAGAAATCATCAGGGTTAATCGTCCGAATTTTTAGATTTGACAGCAGCTCAACGTCGTACTTGGCCCCTAAATCAAGAGTGTTGGCAAAAATGTAACTGCCAACCGAAACGACATTACCAAAGAAATCGATGTTGGTGACGCTGTCAAAATCAACGATGTCATCGATCAAGCCATCAGCCTGGAGCGTGATGCCGCCTTCTGAAACGCTGTTAAATGCTTGCGAGAACGTGCCAGGGAAACTTGGACTTTCGGTGTAGGTCTGCACCACCTCAAGGTCTTGCGGCTCAGGTAGCTCAACCAGCACGCTTGGAATGCCTGCAAGTGGCGCATAGTTGCCAGATGAATCTTTAGCGCGAACTAGATAATGCCCATCTTTCAGCGGCACAATTTTTCGTGTCGTGCTGCCGTTTACAGCTGGGACGATCTTTTCACTTTCAGCCCATTTGATCTCACCTGTCGTGCGTGGGTTATGGCGAATCTCAACCGTTCCACCAATCTTCACGTCAAGATCAACAGCTTCAGGCCAGTGAAGTTCAGCAGTGTGCTGGTCAATCGGCGTAATGTTTAGACCCGCAATATTGCTTGGCGGACTGCTCTTGCCAACAGTGTTGATTGTTGCAGTAGTTGCAGAAGAACGACGCTTTCCTGTTTGCGCTACATCAAGCCCGTAGCCAATCGCCGTGACTGAAACTTCGTAAGTTCCAATATTGCTATTTGGAATTTCAAAACCAGTGGTTGTAACAACGTGTTTCTCTGGATTATTGTCATCAAGTTTGAACACAACCTCGTATTCGTTGGCTCTAGTTGACTGCTGCCAGTTAACGTTTACACGTTGCAAAACCTTGTCGCCTACCTCATAAAGAACCTCAGACAAAGCCAAGTTAGTGACTGCATCAGGTTTTTCAGCAAGTTGTGTTATATCGCGTGGCGCAAACGTATGACTTTCTTCAATTACTGAATATTTGTCGCGCTCATGCGCTAACGCCGTAACCGCATATGTTGATTCATTTTCTTCAACAGTCACCACACGCCAAAGGCTTAACCCCAGGCCGGTGTAGCCAATAGCAAATGGAGCGCCTGTCAGTGGCGCCTTGTTTAACGTTGCGCCAGGAGTAATCGTGTTGCCTGAAATGGTTGAGCTACCAACCACCTGCATCGTTCCATCTCTTAAAACGATGTTTAACGTGAATGTGCTTGGTGTTTGTTGACCAAACATGTCAACATCACTTCGATCAATTTTGACTGAAGTGGTCGTAGACCCATCGACAACTCGACCGCCAACAGTTTTGCCAGCGCGAACAGGGTCAGCAACCTTGATGAAATCTCCTGGCCGAACTGTGATGCCAGCAGCCATATCAGTTTCAAATGAGCAAACTTCGCTCTCGTTGTGCTCTGTGTAAAGCAGCCACAATCCAAGACGACGCGCCTGGCCTCTGCTTGTGCAGGCAAAAGCCGTAACACTATGTTTGTTGTATCCGTATTTTTGCAGCGGTTTAAACGAAGTTGAACTTAGCTCGACAAGCTCTTGGGAATGATCACGCAAATCATTGTCAAAATATTTAACAGCAACGCAAGTCGGTCTATTCCTAAGACTTGAACCTGCATAACTAAACCCAGCATCTGTAACATTGGTTTGGTTAAATTGATATGCAAAATCTTCTGGGCGGTCTTGCGCTAACGCCATTCCATTCGATTGCCAATAAGACATCGCTCTAAACACAGAGCACATTTCTTGAATCAACTTGTAAGCGTCTTGCTGTGTTTGAAGAAGTATGTTGCAGCTAAATCGTGGCTCTTTGCCGCCTTGCCCGTCATCTACCAAATTGCCGCAATATGCACTTGCTTGTTGAAAACTGTAAATATCTAAATTGGTTGCAACATCAAACTCAAGGTCAAAATAGACCTTTCCCCCATCCCCTAACGTTACAAAACTGCCATTGGCGTCTTTTTTGCCCTGTGTTGCTTCTTGCAACTCAGCTGGAGTCAGTATTTGAGAGCCAAGGCCATATCTTGTATTTGTAAGCAAGTCGTACAAAATCCAAGCCGGGTCTGTGGTCCATTTAGGGATCACACGTTTGGTGACGCCATCAACATGCCACGCACCAAGAAACGTTCCGCTGTAACTCAATGATCCGTCAGCACGGACAGTTGCGTTATGCGGAATGCGAACTTTTTTCCCTCTGATCTTGTAACTGCGCTTGGGAATATTTGGAAACTGTTCGGAGTCAAGTTTTAGACCTACAACTGCACTATTAGGGAAGCGCGTCGTTTCTTTAATTTTTTCGGTGTAGTCGTACCAAACAAGATCATCATTTATAGTGTCATCGTCGTCGTATCTTTGAAACGTTCTTGTAAGCCTAATATCGATTGGGAAAGCCTGGGCAGGGTCTACAATTACTACATGCCTGCGTTGATATAGATCAGGAGTAAATCCATCAATTGTATGTTCTTGCCCAACCTGCTGGAAGGATCCGCCACTGTAACGAACCTCAATTTTGTATTTAATTTTTACGCCGTCAACGTCACCATTTTTCTTAAATTTGCTGATTGCAGGTGATCCGACAGTAACTCTTACTTGGTTAACGTCAGTGTCTGTAATCTGCCTAGTGACAGGAGTTCCATCAGCCGCAAAGCTACCTTCGTTATTGCCAACTCGTGGTGCTCTTTCAAGCTCAGTATTTACAAGAATAGTTCGCTGGTTTAAATCTCCTACATTATCTAAAAAGCTTTGCTCTTGCGTGCCATTGCGTGTCTGGATGATTGCATCACCCATGTCAAAATTAAGCTCTTGAGTGATATTTACATCTGTAATTTTAGAATTAGATGTAACGTTTGCGCCAGGCCCTAAGACAGGCGTGTTATTGAAAAACGTATCTTTAAGGGCAGCAATGCTATAAGCATCTGAATTGACAGTTAACCCGCTTGCTGACGGAAAGCCTTCGATAGGGCCTTCGCTCAGCAGATCAATTAGACGAAGAACCTGTACTGAATTGAGAGTGTCCTTTGGCATGTTTAGATCTCCTCCACGTTGAGGCCAGCAGAAATGACCACGCTGCCAGTTATTACCTCACCGTAGGCAACCGGGACTGGAACGCCTTCTCTTGAGACGTTTTGCACGCCAGAAAAACTGAAGTTGTCTGCGTTGTTTCTTGGGTCGCCGTCAAAATCAGGAACTTGAGGGGTAGGGGAAAGCAGTTGCGCCGTTCCACCAAGCACCAACGCAATGCCGATATTGCCAGCTGCTGCGGCAAAAACAGATGGTGCTGCACCAGTAGCCAAGAAACCAACCCCCTTAGCTCCTAAAGCAAATCCCGCACCAGCACTTGCAATAGCTATGCCAATCAAGGCAGCGCCAAGCAATATTTTGCCCCCACCGCCACCAGCACCAGACACAACCGGAATAATCCTAATGTCATCAGTTTGCCCAGCCGGGTAACTCAACTGCTCAGGGTGATCCACTAACTGCAGGTCGTTCCGTCCAACTGCAACCTTGTAATACCCGTCGCGCATTAACCCACGCAGCTCAGGAAAATTACACAGCAAAAACCGCATCGCCTCTGCTGGTGTACGCGCTAGTGCCTCAAACGTGCTTTGGCCGAGATGCTCTGCCAAGTGCCCGTAAACCTTGACCTTGCGGAGCATCGCCTGTTAACCGCCGTATCGCACAATTCTACCGGTGACTCCCTGCCAATAACCATCCCAATAATCGCGTGATGACAACCTGTTTTGCAATTGATGCAGCATTTTGCCCTCTCCGATATAGACCGCCACATGATTTAAACCCGGCGAGCCGTCAAGCTTCATGAACAACAAATCACCCTTTTGTGGTTCTTTCGAGTCAGCCTCAACAAAACCTGTCTCAGTAAAGCAATCTTCAAACAACGGCGATTGCCTAAAAGCATCGTGGCTGGTTGGCCGCGACCAATCACGCAGCTTGATCCCTAGCTTCTGCTTATACCAGTCGCGGACAAGAGTCCAGCAATCAGAAACGCCCCAGACCCACTCACGACCGACTAATGGGGCTTGATAACCAGATGGCTCGATTTGACACCAAGCACCATCCAACAAACTGACAATGTGCCAGGGCAAACCAAACTGTTCGCACGCCATCTTGTCAGCTTCACTTGCAACCGCAGGCGTACTGGGATGGCTGTGAACAATAGAAAGAATTGTCCCAACGTCCTCAGCATCGGCATAATCAAGCGGATCAAGAATAAAGAAACTGTTTTCTGTCGAAATGTTTTTGCACGGCCAATAACGCTTACGGCCCTTTGTTACGACAACAAGCCCGCAAGCTTCACGCGGCGCCTCTGCCACTGCATGATCAGCCGCAGCCTGCTGCCAAGCCTCAATCAATTATTTAAGCCCAAAGCAGGAAACGATCCAAAGGGCAAGCCACCATTTGCGTCACCAGTAGGAAAGCGCAAGCGACAATCACTGACACGCTTGCCACACATTCCAGAAACACTTACTGACGTAGTTGTTCCGGCAACAACTGTAGGCTCTGCTGTAGTAGGTGGGTTGCCAGATCTCCAAACAACATACGAAGAATCGTTGCGTTCAAGTTCCAAAATTCCAGTGTCTCTAATCCTTAGGCGCACGTCGTTCCAGCCAACGCTTTGGATAAGGTAGTAAGGGCCTGCTTCAGTCAACGTGCCTTCTGTAGGGTGATTGTCGCGAAAAGGATTGCCGCTAGTAAGCGTAATTTTTGGCACAAAGTCGGTGTTATGCCGCCAAAAGCCTGATGAACTGTTAATAGTAATGCTGGTAATTGTATTCCAGCCAAACCCTGTGTAGTTAGTGTTTACTTTCGAATAGTGATCTGCGCCTACACCGACCGATGTAAGGTTAAAAGTAATGTTGACGGTCCTAACACCACCAGTGATTGGATCGGTATCAGTAAAAGTTTTTGTAGCTGTTGTGGTTTGATTCGCTGCAGTAGGGCTACTCCCAACAAGCTCCCAACCAAAACCGCCTGCGCGACCTTTCCGCGCATCATCAGGCCACCACTGTTGCCCATCAGCAGTTGTGTATCTATTTAAAGCTGACAACGCACCTAGTCGAAACGTATTAGACACCCAAAAAGCAGAACCGTTTTCGTAATCTGTTCTAGCCAAATCTCTGTTGTGAATAATTATATTGCCGTCGCCTGCTACATACAGCGCATAACCATTTGTATTGAGCCCAGGGCCGCTAGTTGTCTGCCAAAGAGTTTCATCTGCTTTGTTTTTTAATACCAAATTTCCACGATTAGTTATTGTCAGTTTGTACCAACCGTTTGGTGAAATAAGCTCACCGCCCTCGTCTGATCTAAGATCGACGTTTATATTTAAAATATCTGCATTTGAGCTGTAACCAAAGTTAGATCCAGCGGCTGAAGTAATAGTAGCGCCATCAACTGTAAATTCATTTGCTCCGCTATATCCACATTCTTTGCCTCTGTATTCCCATTGACACAGGTTTTGCATCGCAAGACGACGCGGTGCTTTTACTCCGTTTAAATCAAGAGAAGACACCAATTCAAACTCAACAAATTCACGGTTTTCCGTTACCTTGCGATCGATGTAATAAATTTCCTGTGGCAACTGAGCACTTGTCGATGCGTCTGGGTTGCCATAGGGGTTTTGGCCGTTTTGCCAATTATCGCTATCAAGAAATCTGCTTAGCGTACGAATGCGCGTAACCTGCGCACCGTTTAAATCATTGCCTGGCGTGATCTGATTAATCCCAAGCAACAAGCCTGTGATCCGGCTTTGCAAGTTTGAAACTCTGATTGATGGACGAGGCAACGCACCATCACCTTTGTACTCAAAACCCGATGCCTCGATCGGTAACGGCTGGTAATCAATGCCGCCGTACTTAATTGAATATGCGTCTACAGGGTCATCATTACCCGTTGGCACGTCTGTCTTGCGGTTTGTGCCCGCATGGAAGTAGTACCGGTGATCATCGTTGTGCAGCTCTTGAAAAAGCTGCAACTCAAATAACTCGATGATGGCGAAAGGACTAGAGCTAAGCAGCTCTTCAAACGCTCTGTTGCTCATGGCTCAATGACTTGCTGAAACGTGGCCGTGATCGTCGCCCTGTTTAAGTAAGGGACAGTTTTGCTCCACTCTTGACAGACCCACTTATATGTTTCAGTTTCATCAATAGGCGACCAATCAAAATGTTCCGCCCCACCCCGTGCTTCAAGAAACGTTTCGATCGTGTCTGAGTCCGTTTCGCTGATATTTTCCCAGGCAAGCGTCCAAGATTTTAAATCAGTATTAAGGCCATAACGCAAACGTTGGCTGTACCCGTCGCCAAACCGCACGTTTTTGACGTTTGGCCTGCTTGCTTTTGACGCTCCATAACTAGGAGCAATGTTTGGAAAAGTAGCCATCAGCGTGTCAACAAGCCTCCAGGTCGTTTTTGCTTGATTAGCTCAGCTTGCACAGCTTGGCCAATTGCTTTGCCTAGTTGAGCGGCATCGGGTTGGTCACCTTGCACGTTACTGCCAGTTGCATCAACGTTCACAGTCACGTTAGAGCTACCGCCCATTGCATTATTTGGAACGATATTACCCTGCGCTCCAGGCACAAACAGCTCTGGGCCACGCTCACCAACTAGGTAAGGTTGATTTCTTGATACTGGTCCGCCAAGCGCCCTTGTAGGAAGCGCAGGAAGCGCCTTGGCTGCATTTGCTGCACCACTCGCGCCAAATGCCCCAAACTTTTCTGTAATTGTTTTTAGGCTACTGCCTGCGTTACTGGTAACGCCTCCCATGCCCGCAAACATTCTGGCAACACCGATAGCCATGTATTGAGCAATCATTTGCTTGGCAACATTCATCAACATGTCAGAAATTGTGAGTAAGAAGTTTGCAAAGGCTTGTTCCGCAGTCTTTGTTCCCTCAACGACAGAAGATAAATTATCAAACAAAGAATTAGTTACAGGCACCGTAAGCGCCATTGCTTCCGCAAATCGAGCCTGAGCTAGCGCCGCTTCATCAACAGCTGGTTGGTATTTTTGATATAAAGCAATTTGATTTTCAAGTTCAACCGCTTTGTCAACTAATGCCAGCTTTTCTTCTTTACTAAGGTCCGTACCAAATTCAAAATTAGCGTACACAATATCCAGTTCTTTGTTCATAGCACTAAGAGATTCTGTGTACCGTGCCGTCTGCTCAGCCTGCAGCTTTCTGCTTTCACCAAAAACCGGATCAAGCAGGAATGTTTCATTTTCAAACGGGCTGGTGGCCCGAATTGCTTGCTTTGCGGATGTTTCCGCATTCATTTGTTTAAGCGTTAGAGCCTGAGACTTAATGCTCCGTTCCAGCTCAAACGCTGCGTCCGCTTGCTTCCTAAGCGTTGTTGCATTTTCTCTTGCCGCTTGAGCTTCAATTAAAGCAAATCTAGCTACTTCTTTTTTAGTCCGAAGAACTTCCTTCTGGGTCGCATTGCTTTCAGTTTCAAAGTTTAAAGAGGCTTTGTCAAAAGCAATTTGTGCTTTATCAATATCTACTATTGCTTTAGCTTCAGCCAAACGTCCTCTTATCAACTTTAAAGATTCTTGCTCGATCAATGCTGCATCTTTTGCAAGTTTTATCTCTCTTTCTCTAAAATTTGCTATAAGAGCGGCAGCGCGTATCTCTTCCGCTGTCGCAGGTGGTTTTGGTGGATTACTTTTTTGAGCCAAAGGCCCAGCACTTACTGTTGGGCCGGGGGCATCAGGCGATCCGCCAAGCCCTATATCTCCCAAGGCCGCGTCTGCTAGCTTTCCTTTTAACTCAGCGTTATCTTTTAAAAATCCTATAAATGATGTCAGAAGATTCATAAACTTGATAAGTTTTGCTCCCCCGGCCGCAGCTGCAGCAAGTTTTAAACGCTTAAACGCATTAGCAAATGCGTCAGTCTGTTCTTTAAATGCTTTAATGTCATCTTGACTCAAACCTAAAGCCTCAAGTTCTTCATCTAAAGTTTCGAGGGCAAGAGATGAAGCAACTGATGTAAGACCTATTTGCTCTAGCTGGTCTATAAGACTTTTAGTTGCCGTGCCTGAAACGGGTAGCGCATCAGTAAGTGCTTGAAGATTTTTTGTTGGGTTTTCTAGGGCTTTTCCAAGTTCTAACGCGGCTTTAATCATCGCGTCGAATATCCCACCGACCACTGAACCGGTAATTCCTCCGGCGAATGATGCACCTTTGCCTATAGAACCTCCAATTCCCCCGCCTATACCGCCGCCAAGCGCGGAAAAGCTTGGGCCTCCAAATAGCAAAGGAAAGCCACCACCCAGTAGAGCGCCTTGAAGAATGTTTCCAAATCTTCCTCCTTCCTTGCCCTGCCTTTCCTGTTCTGCAATAAAAGCAGGGCTCCCTGGCATTGTTTTCGTCCCACGAATTGGAGAACTTAGCTGCCTTCCTGGGTTTAAATAAATAGCGTTTATTTCTTCTAGAACACGTAACTGCTCTTCTAGCTGAACAGTAGTTAAACGAGCCAGGTCGGTTTGCTTTTTAGAGTTTTGGTCAGCAAGCCTGAACCTTAAAGTCTCAATTTCAAGCAAATCACCCTGAGAAACCCCTATTGCCCTTAACTGTTTTACTCGCTGATCGTAACTTTTTCCCACTGCGTTCTTGGCTGCAACTCTAGCTTGAGCCAAGTCAGTGCGGTTTATTTCTCGTTGAGTTTGGAGAATCTTTTCTAACTCACTGTTTAATGACTGCTGAATGCCTACATTCTTCTTGTTTGCGTTTGCCGCCGCAAGAATATCTTCTACTCTGTTTCCTCTTGCACTCCCTGGTTGAACTCCGGCACGTTTTAAAGCTTTTTCAAGGTTTGCTTGACGCTCTAAAGCAGCGTTTAACCTGCCTGTCTGCTGTGTTTTTCTGTCTGCTTGAACTATCGCCTGTCTATTGGCACGCTGAACTTTTTTTTGAGTTTCTAATTGGTCCGTAAGAGCATTATTTTGTTCAATAATTGCATCAACTGGGCCTTTGCTAGATAAGTCTCTTTCTAGCCTATTAAAACTTGTTTGAATCTTTTTAACTAACTGAGTAGACTTTTTAAGAGCCTGTTCAGCCTCTAACCTAACCTGAATAATAGCTGCATACGTCTGTGCCACGGATCAGCTGAAAACTGTTTTACCACTTTACCTGCGCCTACGCGCTTTTGCTAATTCCTTCTCCTGATCTTCGTTCAAAATTTTAAAATACGCGCTCCAACCCAAAACCTCTTCTGCTGTCATCGTTGACCGTAGCTCCGACAAGCTCATGCCAAGCTCTTTGGCAATGCCAAACTGCAGCATGAGCCAGTTGTCCTTCCGAAGCTCGGCGCTTAAGATTTTGGGTCGATTGCCTCTTCTTCGTCGCTATTAATAATGGCAAGCATTAAAGACTGCAAGTCCTTGTCTTTGACTTCGTTCTTCAACACATCAATTTCACCAGCTAGAAACAAAGACTCCCCAAGCTCATCTTTTGCTTTTGCAATCAAAAGCTGCAAAGCAAACGCATTGGCGTCGTCCGATCCAGCACGTTTTTGAGCACGCTCACGCTCTGCCATCGTCATGGGAGTGACCCACATCTCAAATTTGCTGCCGTCCGAAAGAGTAACGACTCTTTTTGTTGCTTCTAAATTTGCGGCTTTCTTGAGACGGTCAATGGCGCGTAATGCCATGAGTTACAACTAATTGTGCCACTACACTAGCACTAAAAAAGCCCCTAACAATGTCAGGGGCCTCTTTATCATCAATCGACTATTAGCTCTTAGCGAAGTCGAATGTAGGAGCTGACGTTGGGCGGAAGTTAATTGAAATCGCCTGAGCATCATCTGGAGTTACTGAAAAACTCGCAGAAGTCAACACCGCTTCCATTGAAATGGAACGGCTGGCTGCATCGTCTGGCGTACCAGCTGACACAACTGCATCCATATACAACTTGAAGGTTGCACCAGCTTGGTTGCGCTGGGTAACGTCTTCAATCAAACGAGCCGAAATGCCGGTGTCGTCATCAGTGAAGTAAACCTCAGCTGAACCCGTGCCATCCGCAAAACCAGAGATGAAGGTTCGGAATGGTGCGCTTTGACCCAAAGTGCCGCCGATGCTTGTTACATCGATTTCATCTCGGGTTACTTCAAAATTCCAAGAGCGCACGTTTGCAACTGCTTGGAATTCAGTGAACTTAATCGTAAAGGCGCTGGTACCGTCAGTCCCGTCGCTTGACAGGGCGAGGATAGAACCGCCTGCTGTTGCAGAGAACGTTGCTGCCCCAGTAGAAGCGGTGTAGGTCTTGACAAAAACAGGAGTTCCTGCAGCTAGACCGCCGGGGAGGGTGCCCCCTCCAGTAGTAAACGAAACTTTGTCGTTTACTTTGAAGTTCAGAAACGTTCCGACTTTGATGGAATCGCTAGCGTTGGTGACATCTGCAGCCTTAAAGGTTCCAGATGTGCCAGCTGGCTTGTAATAAAGGGCTCCAGAGGTGCCCGAAAGGACGGTAGCCATTCGTGGTACTGAGAATGGTGGACTTACGGGCGAAACCCGGACTCATACAGCTTAGCGTGCTGTCAGCAAAACATCTAATCCTGGTCCTCTGCAACAAAAGATGTGTCAATACGACCTACTAAATGCGGACTCGCTTCGGTTGCTGAAAACGTAGGTCCGTTTATTGCTCCAGGCCGCATATAAATTCCTGAACCATCTCTGGTTGAGGCAGACAGCCCTAAAAGAGTGGTTACAGCAGTGTCCAAAAGAGTTTGGCTTCTTGCAGGCCCCTTCCCTTTTTCGCTGTAGACACGAACAGTCACACTACCCCGTGCAAAATCTAAATTACTGGTCAGCGTTGTTTCAGTAGTAACGCCGAAAGCGATATTTACACGTACATATTCTGTGGTTGTATTTGCTGGCGCTGCCGTAATGTTGTCAAAAAATACAGGAACAGCTGGGCTTAGCGCACCAAATGCCGTCTGGATTGGGCCCTCTATTGCAGCTCGGATTTGTTGGTATCTCATCGTTTTCCTTTAAATCCAAAGAGTACGCCTCTTTCCAAAGCTTTTCCCATTTCACCACCATTTAAATAGTTTGAATACCAGTCCAGAGGTGCTGTGCTTCGACTAGTACCTTCACCTGTGACATCTCCTCTAAACCCTGGCCGAGGGCGAGTACCCTGTGCGACAACTTCACCAACAGGTTCGTCGTCAGCCCTAAAATATCCTTCTTTTAGATCTAGTGCATATTCTGCGTAGGGTTTCGTGTTCTCAATAGTAAATTTTTTAACCCTTGCAGTTTCTTTAATAGATGTCGAAAGAGTTGGAACGTCTTTTAAAAAATACGGATAGCCCCCACCGGTTGACCCTGATGCGCCTGTGCCTATAGGAACAGCAACCCAGCTATCTTGAAATTCACCACTCCATTCTGGACCTGCTTCTGCCAGGTCATTCATTATTTCTACTGCTGCATGACGAGTTGCTAGGTTGACTAACTCGCGCAAGTCTTTTGGCAACTTGGCCACATCATCTCTTCTTGCCATTACTGCGGCCTCGCAACAATAGTGTGGAGCAAAGGATCTTCGCCCCGAAGACTCAACACATTTAAAATCTTCGCTTCTCTTGTCACGCCAGCTTGCGAATACTGAATACGGTCAGCTTCAGTTGGGTAGTAAGAACCCAACTCGTCACCACCAAGAATCACCTTGATGTCAGTTGTTTGGTAAAGCCCTTCGCTTTCCCTTGCTGAAACATTAGAAATCAAACCTTTTAATACAACAGACGTGTCCGCACCAGTCACAGCACCAGTTGCTGGATCGTAAGTGCGTGGCGTTGTCGTTTTGACAAGCGTGATGTCTTGGCCCCATTCGTCCAATAGATCCTTGGGGATTGACTTAAAAGTGCTGTCTACAAGTGACATCTCAACCCCTCACCATACGAACTTGATAAGAGCCAGAACCTCCAAGACAATAAGCACCAAGATAAGACTGCAGCCAAGGGTAAACGTCGAATACGTTATTGACAGTTCCAGTAGCTTGACTAGCAGTGTTGTACTTGACCTTGAGGTCTCCGAGTTCGACTTCTTCGTATAACCCCTTAT